GCTAGCACTAATCAAGTTAGCACGGCCAATCTCGGTGTGTCGAACGGACCCAGCAGGAAGTGCCTCTGCACGTGCAGCAGCAAGGCTACGATTGGACTGCTCGTTCTGTTCATCAATCTTCTCATGGAGGAAACCAGTGTCAAGGCCGCGTAATCCCCGGATGAGCGAGACAACGAAATCAGTCTTGATTTCGACACCAAAGACAACAGTCGGTTGTGGTTGGGTGGTGGCCCTGCTGTTGGCGGCCCGCTGCCGACAGATCATGGAATTAGCATAGCAACGAGCAAAACGGTCAAACATTTGAGCCTGAATGGCATGGACCCAACTCTCCCCCTCACACGCAACATCCCAGAGGCCCTCAGAACGGGCATAAGATGCTAAAAGTTTATGGGCGGTCGCAGTAGCCTCAGGGCTGTCGTCAGTACCACATCGAGCGACAACGGAAACAACAATCTTATCGATGATGATGGAAACCTCATCAGTGATCTGTCCACGCTGAAAATGGGTTTGAATAGGTAGCGACTTATTCTCCCACAAGGCATAGGGGGCAGCTTGATCACGACTGTCGTAGATAGGCACAACAGGCGGCGGCTGATCCGCTTCACCAGGCGCAGGAGGAGGGAGTGGTAGCCCAAATAGCTGCCGGAACCAGTGCTCAATGCGACGCCGAAGATCAAGAGGGCGGGCAAAAGGCGGAGGGTGGGCAACAACTGCAGGTGCCACGGGTGCCACAACAGGCACGACGGCAACAATGGGCACAACAGCGGGTGCAACAATGGGTATTGCCGGTGGGACGGCAGGGATGACAGGGCCAACCACAACAGGTGGTGGTGCAAGATGCACAAGAAAAGGCATGTCATCATCAGTTTCATCGTCATTATCCTGCCAGTCCGCATCATCCTCACTAACGGAGCGGGCAAGTGCATCCCAGCAATCACCCTCTGGGTGCTCATTATGGCATCTGGCACAAAGGTGAGGCCCGTGCTTTTCATCATCACTGCTCACGGCTGGTGCACTCGGAACAGCAAGAACAGCCGGAGGGATGACGACAGCATCAAGGGATGCAATTTTAGCAGCTTGGAGGGCGGCACGTCTTGCAAGACGACGACGTTTACGCGCCGCCTTCCTCTCAGCAGAGACGTTCTTAAGTTGTCGGTCGTCCTTTTCCTCCTCAACATCAAGCACTGCAAAAACATTGCCACAACCACAATTAATGTTGCGACAGTATTGACAGAAATGGGCGTCTTCCTGTTCACAGACGCAAGGGCGCTG